GCCGTTTGTGCTACTGGTGTAACGTCTACCGGTGTTGTGCCTCCTCCGAGGTATTCTGGACGCTGTAGGCGAGCGTCTGGGCTTGTTACGTTGAAGTGTCCTTTAATAATTTCTACATATCGTGTTCCTGCCCTGGCATTTTTTTCTGCTAGTTTTTGAAGTTGGAAAGCTTTACGTAATTCGTTGATTGGGACTCCGCTTGATCCTGCATAGTCTGCCGTTCCCATACCGCTTGCTACTAGATTGATTGGGACTAGTCCTAGTCCTGGTCCGTAACTGGCTTTGTTAGAATAATTGTTATAACCTGTTTGGCTTTGTTGTGTAAGATTTTTTCCGTCAAAATCTATTGCGTGTGGTCCGGGTGCTTGTTGTGCTGGTGTGCCTCCGTTTGTTGTTTCGAATCGGAGGGCTCCGCCGTTTTGAGTTGTTACCGGTATCTCTGGGACTTGGATATTAACTGTGCTTGCGATTGGGAGCTCTACGCCTGGACCTTTTTGTGGGTAGGGTAGTGCACTTGTGAAGTAGTCGTGCCTTTTACCTCTGGGTAGAATTGTGTAATCAGATGCCTGGTCTGGTCCTTGATCCTTGTTCTCTGCTACTCTGTCTTGCAGGTTTTGATCTCTGAACCATTCGTTCCAAATTAAGTTATATGCCCGGTGCCAGTATGCACCGACTTTAAGGTGTGTTGGTCCTTCTGGTGTGGTTGTTCCATCTCCGTTTCTACGTTCACCTCTGATTGGTAGTCCTAAGTAATCGTGTAGTGAACCGCTTTCGAATCCTGTTTCTGTTTCTACCTGGGGAACTGTAAAATCGGTTGAATCGCCTGGGTTGCGTTCTTCTCCCATCATTCGTTGGAATTTTTCTTGAAGTAGTCTGAGGGGGACATGAAAGGAGTGTGTGTCTAGATATAGATTGTCCATGAGTGGGGCTATTGGCGTTGCCAATCGGCCCATCATTGTGATGTCTATGGATTGTGTTTCTCCTGGTAAGGTTTCTGCAACGTAGATCGGATATAAACCGCCTCCGTTGATAGTGGTTTTGTGTGTATGAGTTTGGTCAAATGTTGCCCGGTTGATTTCAACTGACGGGACATTCGAGAAACTATGTTTCATTATATTTGCCATAATATTTTTTTTGCTGAGATGGATTGAACTGATATCTTCTGAGGGCAGATAGCCCTTTATTTTTTGTGGTTTTTGACTGACTTTGGTGTCAGTCGTTACAGTTAATAACAAGTAAAGTAACTGTAACGACCTCGACCTTTATGTTTACTCTTTGCTTTCGCTTGTTTCGTCTGAAGTAGGTGCGGAAGTTTCTTCCGCAGCCACTTCATGTGTGTAGGGCTCTGGTGCATATTCGGGCTTATCACTTATTAGTCCGAGTTTGACCGCTTCTTCTTTGTTCTCTGGATTATCTATAAAATCCAGGAGAGCGGTAACATCGTTGCCGAATTTTTCTCTTGTTGATGATGGCAGAGCCTCAAATGATGTCTCTGCATTATTTACGATGTCTACGACTGTCTCGTAATCGTGAACTTCTGAGAAATCGTCGAATAGTGGTTGGCGGTTGCCAGATGGCATAACACCGGTGGTTAATGCTCGATCGACGATGTTGTTGATATTCACCTCATCTTTAAACTCTTGCTGAGCTTTAGAAGGTGAATCTTTGAATGATACTGTGAGAGTATCATGTTTGAAATGTGTTTTGAACACTTCTGGTATAATTTCGGATATGTGTTTAGTCATTTTTAGTTTTCTACATATTCAAGAAATGCCTCATCTGCATTTGCTTTAGGTTGTTCTGGTTTCTCCTGGATAGCGTTGATGATAAACTCTGGGTCCAGAGATTTGATTTCTGCGGATTGGTCATCCCAGATTCCCACTTTAAATAGTGAGAAATCTTCTGGGTATTGATTAAGGGTTGTATTTTTGTCTGAACATGCTTGCTTGAATGTTCTAATGGCAGTTGCATCATTAACCGCATAATATGGGTTAGAGTATGTGCCTGCTTTTTGATCTTTGATTGTGTATGCATTGAGTATCATATATTTTTGGTTTTTTGTGGTTATTTCTTGTTTTTTATGGTTTTTGGTTTTTTGTATCTCCTTAAACATTAGAGAGATATAAAATATCGGGGCACAATATATAGTATGTGAAATGTTACTGACTATCAATAGGTTATGAAATTTTATGCAATTTCGGTTTCGTTTCTAGTTATTAAATGCATCAAAAAGTAGATTTATGAGCTCTGGTGATAGTTGTCCACCAGAAAATGCAATTAAGACTAATATAATTGCTTTTTTGGGTGATATTGACTCAAGATTTTTAAGTTTGAGTAGTAATGTGCATAGTATTTTCATATTTTTTGTTATCGTTTTTGTGTTACCAATTTAACGAACATTTCTTTTTCGTATAACCTGTCTAAGTTTTCGAAATCTTCGTTTTCTCTGGCTTTCTTAAATCGGTTTGCCTGGATAGATCTGAATTTTCTGGGTTCTTCCTCTTTATATTTACGATCATAATAGAGAGGTGGCTTCATGTGTTTTCCGTTAATGACTGTATAATCGTGAGTGTAAATTTGGTCCTTGTATCTGTCGTAGAATGTTGAACCGATGCCTGGTCTCCTGGACATGGTGGCAAATGGTTGTTGAATTTTATTTGTGAATTCTTCTGGCGTTACCGGTGATGCTTTTGATTCGTTGTAAACTTTGGTTGTGTATTTAGCTATATATTTGGCGGTGTCGAAGTTAGCTTCCCCTATGTCTGAGTTGCCGTATTGCCATAATTTTTCTAATTGTTCTGACCGGTATAATTGTTTGCCCTGGTCTGATTTTTTCCATCTTTTTTGGTCTGTGAAACAGTGCCCAAAAAGTATGGCATGATGATGGGGTCTATAATTATTGGTTTTTTTATCTCCGTATTCACCGCAGTGAAAGTATCTGATTCCTTTGCCATATTTTTTCCGCAGCCGTTTCATGAATTTTTGAAAGTCTACTTTATTTAATTCTTCTGCCTGGTGATGTTCTTCGATTCTTTGATCGTCATATGTTAGGGTTATAAATGTGTTATGTTTGTGCATTTTCATCTCATGCACGCATCTAATTGCCCATTGTTTTTGTTTATTTATTCTGCATCCTATACATTGCCCACATGGTAACTCCATTGGTTTGTCTATACATCCAATAGTAGCTGAGAAACTTATTCCGCCTCCTGGCTTTCCATAAGCTTTCAATGGATGATAACATGGCATTTATAGTCTGATTCCGCCTCGCATAACTGTATCAAATACATTATAACGATGTGTTCTGTCTGCTGACCGGGAGAAAGATTTTTTCCCTGATTTTCCGATGTTTCTACGTCTCATTTTATTAGTTAGTTGGAAAATAGTAACGGCCCCTGGTGGGCGTTCTATTTTTTGTGTGTGGTGATTTATCTACATACCTGGTCCGTTTTGCTGTTACATGCATTGTGGGTAAGGTATGTTCTAGAATTTTATTTGCCTGGGCTCTACGTTTGCTAGGATCGCTCCTGGAGCTTGTAGATTTATAAGCTGGTGTAGTATATACTTTGTTCCAGAATGCCTTAAAAGAATTGACCCAATTATTGGTGGGTCTGGTCATTGATGGTCTACGAGGTCTCATGGTGTGCCGAATCCCATTGTTTTACGTCCTCTTGCACCTCGTCCTATACGTCCTAGTGTGGCTCCTGTTAAAGCTGCTCCTACGACGCCTGTATAGCCTTGTGATGCTCCTTTGAAGTATTCTGATCTGGTTTTTAATGCTCCTTTAGTGTATTCGTCTGAGAGTATCCTATCGTTTGTTCTTATAGTTGCATCTTCTTTGGCGGTAGTTGCTTGTGCTTTTGCGATTTTAATTTGTTGCCTGGCTAATGCTAAATTGCCTGGGCTTTCCATGGTTGCCATTGCTCCCCCTGGTGATGATGCACCCCCTTGGGTATAGGCTAACATAGGATTAAGCCCTGCCGCTTTTAGATCCTTCATAGAGCGTTGATATGCCGTATTCGACATACGCTCTTGAAACGCCATTTGGCGTTTGGCACTATTGCGGTTAAATAAACCGCTTATAAGGCTACCGCCTACTGATCCGACTGCTTCCCACATATTAGAAGTGGTCTACCATGCCTGGGACTGAATAGGTAGGCATTGGACGTGTTACTTTGCCGACAATATAATTGTCGAGGATAAGGTCTGGTTCCGTTGGTGTTGCAACGATACGTTTGATAGGTGGGTTATCCTGGATAAATGTATCGGATAGGGTGGGGAGGTCTGCATAATCCTCTGATAGGTGCCAGATGTCTAAGCTCCCCGGTGCTATGCTTCTGAATTTACCGGTGATTTTTGATGGGTAATATCTGTATTCTGACCATCTCTCCTGGTAACCAAATACTTGGTTGTCTGTCAGGTTGATTCCGTCTGCTCCTGGTGTAGTTTGTGTGCCGTAAAAAGATGTTTCGCCTTGTGCGAAGATTTCTTTGTTTAGCACCTCTTGCTCACCAAGGTGAGCCAAGGTTGGCCAATAGAAATCATATTTTGTCTTACGGCTGAACATACGAGGGATGCCTCGTTGGTAAGTTAAGTCTGCACGTAATGAAGCTAATGTGATAATGACTCCATGTTCTGTGAATGATTTAGTAAATCCGCTTCGTGCATGAACTGTGCCGAATGAGCCTAATGTGCCTAGTGTGCCGTTAGTTTGGTCTGTGGGCGCCGTTTGTGCTACTGGTGTAACGTCTACCGGTGTTGTGCCTCCTCCGAGGTATTCTGGACGCTGTAGGCGAGCGTCTGGGCTTGTTACGTTGAAGTGTCCTTTAAT